GAGCAATTTTTGGGAGGGACGCGAAATTGCTCCGGGGGAACTTTTAGTCGAATGTTTCCCATCGGGACCTGCCGGGAAGGAGGTAGGAAGACTGATGAATCGCCGCAAATCCCAGGAGGTTGTGGTGAGATCCTCTCGTGTCCCTGCCTCTAGAGAGCAGGATCGAGAAGATCAGATCATCGTGGCGGCGATGAACTTGGCTGAGAGGCAAATTCTTGAGGGAACAGCCTCGGCTCAGGTCATTACGCACTATCTCAAGCTCGGTTCTTCGCGTGAACGGCTCGAGCAAGAGAAGATTCGCAAGGAGAACGAACTTCTTGCGACGAAGAAAGAAGTGATGGAGTCTCAGAAGCACATCGAGGCTCTATACACGGAGGCATTGGCTGCCATGCGATCTTACAGCGGTCAAAAGCCAGCTAGCGATGACGCGATCGACCTTGACGATTCTCAGTACGAGGTGCATCGTGACGAGATCGTATTCTGAGCTCATCGAGCTTCCGACTTTCGAGGAAAGGTATCGGTACCTTTCCGTCAGAGGAGTCGTTGGGTGTGAAACTTTCGGATTCACTCGCTGGGTGAATCAAAGATTCTACACATCCAGTCAGTGGCGTCGTATTCGCCGCCAGGTTCTATTGCGAGATCTCGGTTGTGACCTTGGCGTTGAGGGCTACGAGATTTCTGATCGTCCGATCGTGCATCACATGAATCCTCTCGTCGAAGAGGACATCATTCTAGGGACTCCCAACGCTCTCGATCCCGAGTTCCTTATTCTCACGACCCATCGGACTCACAACGCCATTCACTTCGGCGACGAGAGTCAGCTTATACAACCGTACAAGCCGAGAACACCCGGAGACACAACACTGTGGCAACGTCCGCATCGTCCAGGAAGGCCAAGCCCGTGACCGAAGCCCAGAAGAACCAGACCAACGACGATCCCGCGCAGATCGAATCCCCGCAGCCGGGGTCGGCTGACGCACCGGCCGAGAAGACCCCCGCTCCGACGGCTCCGACGGCTCCCGCGAAGCACGCCGCCAGCGAGGTCGACAAGGAGACCGAGGCCTCCGACATCAAGGCGCTCCTCTCCCGCCACACGTTCGACGGCAAGGGCGAGAACGCCGTTCCGGAGTCGGACTTCCGCGGCTTCTCCACCGAGGGCGTCGAGAAGGGCGCACTCAAGTCCACCGACGACGTCGTCAACGAGGTGTTGGCCGGCAACTGGGGTTCCAACGCTCAGGTCGCGGTCGAGCGCCTCCACGCCGCCGGCTACGGCGACCGGCTCGACGAGATCGAGCGCGTCTACAACGAGCGCAAGAAGCGCGGCGCCCCGTCCGCGTTCTGATCCGGGAGGACAGACATGAGCACCATCGCTTACGACCTTCCGGTTCTCGATCTGATCGACGAACTCGACGACACCGGGCACGTCACGCACACTCAGCACCGCAAGACCAAGGTCACGCTGCACCACAACGGTGGCCGGCTTTCGCACGGTGGTGTTCTGTCTGTCTGGCAGGTCCGGCCGGCGTCGGCTCACTTCAACATCGACGCAGCGGGAACGTGCGCGCAGTTCGTTCGGGTCAACGAGTACGCGTGGGCGACCGGCAGCACGCCTGGCAACCAGGAATCCATCTCGATCGAGATGTGCAACGAGACCGTCGCCCCTGAGTGGCGCGTCAGCGAGACCACTTGGCGTGGAGCAGCACGTCTCGCCGGCTGGTTGTTCGCCCGAGTCATTGGCGAACGCCCCAACGGAAGCAACCTCATCCCGCATGGATACTGGAGCGCGACATCGTGCCCGGGTCCGTACATCAACGGCAACTGGAACGCCGTTCTGTCGGCTGCGCAGCAGTGGTACGACAGGTTCGTCAACGGAGGAGAAGACGACATGCAGCTCACCGACCGGATGACCAACGCTTGGGGTACGAACCCCACCGTCGAGCAGGTCTACTCCGCGATCGACTACCGCACTTGGGCGATCGAGACCAAGGTCGACGCCATGGCTCAGGTTCTGGCTCAGGTGGCCGAACGGGATGAGAACGTCCAGCTGTCGCCGGACCAGTTCAACGCCCTGCGGACCGACGTCCGTCAGCTCGGCGAGGACCTGAAGCGCCAGGTCGACGAGCAGCTCGACGAGAAGTTCGCCAACCTCGAGCTCGACGCCGACCTCGGAGATGACGACGTCGCCAAGATCAAGGACGCCGTCAAGGCGATGCTGTACACGCAGCAGTTCGTCATGGCGCCGAAGCCGAACACCGGCCTCTGACGCTTCGCGTCAAAATGGTAGCTTCCCGAGAGGAGGGCTGAGATGCCATTGGGTTCGGCACTCAAGACCAAGATCGACATCGATTTCACCCGAGCCCAAGGCGCCAACTCCTCAGGCCGGATCTACTTCCAGCCACCTCGCGTGAAGGTGGGAACTACCCTTCTGTCGACCGATCGGGTCCTGGCAGAAGTCAAGAACGGCGTTGGCTCCATCGAACTCGTTCGTCTTCCCTCGGGCACCTACCGAGTTTTCGAAGAGATCGATGGACGCCAGCGCACGTTCAACATCGCACTTCCACTGGATGCTCCTGACGTTCTCGACTACGAGAACATCGCAGAAGTCAGCGCTGTTCCGGCTACCTACACGGTCGTTCGTACCGTCAACGGCATTCCGCCGAATCCGACGACTGGAAACGTCGTCGTTCCCACCGGCGGTGGCGGAGCCGTAGCTTCAGTCAACGGAAAGACTGGGGTGGTCGTCCTCGATGCCGAGGACGTTGGCGCGCTCACGCAAAATCAAGGTGACGCTCGCTACCAGCCACTGGGAATCGCTGCGAATCCGATCCTCGGGAAGACTTTCTGTCCCGAGGACTACGGTGATCCGGTAGGCGATGGAGTGGCTGACGACTACGTCGCAGTCAAGGCTGCCTGGGACGCCATGTGGACATGGCTGAAGCAGTTTCCCAAGAAGCAGAACTACGCGAACTTCTACATCCCTCCCGACAAGCACTACCGCGTCGACAGCAGCATCGGTTCTCGTCTGTTGACGACCGACACCGCTCGAGCGATCTTGCCCATTCCGATGATCCCCCGCACAGGGTGGACCAAGAAGACGGTACGTATCGTCGGAGGTGGCGAGCCGTACATCGTTCGCGCCGCGGAGCTCGGTGGTACGCCGGAACAGGTCGACCCAGGGTCGCTGTTGTTCTTTGACTCCGGAGCTACGACGCATATTTGGTCGTCCAGTCTTGGACTTCCATGTGCGATCGGTGCTACGGATGCAGACATGACCGACTTTGAGGGAAACACGTTTTCGAACGTGCACATCACTCTGCAGGACATCGCCATCCGGCAGAACGACAACCCCTCACTCTGTGCAGTCAACCTCGAGCAGGTCAGCACATGCCGGCTGGAAAGAGTACGCTTCGATGTTGAGTCGGTTCTCGACTTGGCGCCGTTGTGTACAAACAAAACTGGCGCGGCATTTTTGCCGCCTCGCAGCAACAACAACGTTGCCGTGTCGATGGACAAGTGCATATTCGAGGGGCACTACACCGGCATTCCGTTGGTCGAGCATGGCTCCGTCGGCGACATGATCGCATTGCGATGCACGATCGGAATCGTCAATCGTCGACCGAACAGCCACCATGGCTACATGAAGATGCTCAAGGTCGAACAGTGCCCTTACGGTTTGGCGGGTTACGATCCGTCTGACGAAGGTGTTCGTACCGCCTACGGCTGGTCTGGTGAGATCGCCTTCCTCGATTTCGAGGACTACGCCTACAACGGCGAATTCCCTGAGATCTATGCTCCGATCTATCCCGGAACCCACTTCTGGGACGAGAACAACGTCATCACGGCGCTGATCAAAATGGATCGCATCAACAGCGAACCTGAAGCTCCGGCCGGCGTCGGCGTTGCGCCGTTCAACGAAACCAACTCGGCTTACGTGCGCGGGTCGGCGAACAAGCTCGCTCTGTGGAACCGCAAGCAGGAAACTGCCGTCACTCGTCTGGACAACGATCCGACTCCGCCAGTGTCGCCGATCTCTTTCTTCGGCGGGCAAACCGGTCCAGGTGTTGTTTTCGAAAACGGTGGGAACCCAATCTGTCTCTCCATGGAGTGGCGGATCACGGGCGCAGCGACTCTCAAGGGTCTGGCGTACTGGCGTGTCGATGGGACCATGCCTGCAAACGCCACCGGCAAGGTCTACAAGGTAAGCGATCAATCAGAAGTCGCGAACTCAAGCATCACTTTCGCCGCGGGATCGGCCACGGGTCGCATCGAGGCTTTCTATCCCACGCCGCTGCCGTTGGACATCGAAGAGGAATACCTCGTTCAGATTCGTATGCCCAATGGCAACTACACGGCCACAACGTCGTACTGGGATTCGGGAGCAGGAGCTACCGGTCGGACGGTTGGCGTTCTTCGGGCCGAGAACAACAACGACGTCACTCCTCCGACGCCAGGCCAGGGCAGCTTCCGCGAGGGAGCTCACGGTTTCGCCAACGGAAACGGAAACGGCGCGAACTACTGGGTGGACGTGATCGTCCAACCCAGCGCTTAGATCGGTTCAGTCAAAATGGTAGCTCTCAGAGGAGGTGGAAGTTGAGCGAGAGCATCCTTGTCAGCATCAAGCACGCTGTCGGCATCCCTGATGACTATGATGTGTTCGATCCTGATGTGATCATGCACATCAACACAGCGTTTGCTACGTTGAATCAGCTGGGTATCGGCCCGGCGCAAGGCTTCAGGATCGAAGACGAAAGTGCGACCTGGGATTCGGTCCTGAATGGCGACGATCGCTTCAACGACGCCAAGTCGTACGTCTTCTTGCGCGTGCGAATGCTGTTCGATCCTCCATCGACTTCCTTCCTTCTCGAAGCCATGAAAGAACAGATCAAAGAGTTCGAATGGCGTCTCAATGTCAAACGGGAGGAGGAGGAATGGACACCACCGACATCAAAGTCGACGCGTTCTTGGCCCACTTCGGCGTGAAGGGAATGCGATGGGGTATTCGCAAGAAGAAGCCCCATCCGGTCACGGCAGATGCGCGGCAGAAGGAAAGCATCAAGACCAAGGTCAAGCAGACCAAGATCGGCTCGGTCTCCAACGCCGATCTGCAGGCGGCAATTCGGCGCATGCAGTTGGAGCAGGACTTCAAGCGGCTGAAGGTCAACGAGCAGTCTGCAGTCACCCGCTGGCTCTCTTCGACGGTTCTCGAGATCGGCAAGCGCGAGGTGCAAGCTCAGGCTGGCAAGGCCGCGGTCAAACTGTTCGCCAAGGCCGCGGTGACAGGCGGAGCTGGCTAGAAAGGAGGGTAGTCGTTGGCGCTTTCTAACACGGCGGTTCCGTTTTACTACGGGCAATTCCGTGATGCAGTTCTCCGCGGGGATATTCCCGTAAACCGCGAGATCTCCATGGAGATGAACCGCATTGACGCGCTGATCGACAATCCGAATTTCTGGTACGACGAAGACGCGGTCAAAGGCTTCATTCTCTTTTGTGAAAAAGAACTGACACTGACTGATGGTAGCGACCTTAATCTGCTACCCACATTCAAATTGTGGGCTGAGCAGATTTTTGGATGGTACCATTTCGTCGAGCGTCAGATTTGGGACCCAGAAGAGAACAAGTTCGTTCTCAAGAGCGTCAAATTTCGTTTGACGACCAAACAGTACTTGATTGTCGCACGAGGTGCTGCGAAATCAATGTACGCTCAGTGTCTCCAAGCATATTTCTTGATTGTTGACACCGACACGACCCATCAGATCACAACCGCACCAACAATGAAGCAAGCCGAAGAGGTTATGAGCCCTCTTCGTACTGCGATTACCCGAGCACGGGGTCCACTGTTCAAATTCTTGACTCAGGGCTCCATACAAAATACGACCGGCAATCGATTTCTTCGACAGAAGCTCGCGGCGACCAAAAAGGGTGTCGAGAATTTCCTCACGGGAAGCATGCTCGAGGTCCGCCCAATGTCGATCGGCAAACTTCAAGGTCTTCGGACCAAGATGGCTTCGGTCGACGAGTGGCTCTCCGGCGATCTTCGCGAAGACGTTGTTGGTGCCATCGAGCAGGGCGCTTCGAAGGTTGATGACTACCTGATCGTTGCAATCAGTTCTGAAGGAACTGTTCGTAACGGTTCGGGCGACACCATCAAGCTCGAACTCCAGGAGATCTTGAAGGGCGAATACTACGCTCCTCACGTTTCCATCTGGCATTACCGGTTGGACGAACTCGAAGAAGTCGCTGATCCTGAGATGTGGGTCAAGGCGCAGCCCAACATCGGTAAGACGGTCTCGTACGAGACCTATCAGCTAGACGTGGAACGGGCTGAGAAAGCTCCCGCCGCTCGAAACGATATTCTGGCGAAGAGGTTTGGTATTCCCATGGAGGGATACACATATTTCTTCACCTACGAAGACACCATCGTCCATAATCCCAGAAACTACTGGGAATTGCCTTGTGCGTTGGGCGCAGACCTTTCACAGGGTGATGACTTCTGTGCGTTCTCCTTCTTATTCCCGCTTTCGCGTGGTCGATTCGGAGTGAAGACCCGAAGTTACATCACCTCCAATACTTTGAACAAGATCCCTGGTGGTCTGCGTCACAAGTACGACGAGTTCCGCGAAGAAGGCAGCTTGCATGTCTTCGAAGGAACTGTTCTGGACATGATGGATGTTTATGACGATCTTGAGCGTCATATTCACGAAAAGCGGTACGACATTCGGTGTTTCGGGTTCGACCCGTATAACGCCAAAGAATTCGTACAACGCTGGGAAGCCGAAAATGGGCCGTTTGGGATCGAGAAAGTCCCGCAGGGAGCTCGAACTGAGTCTGTTCCTCTTGGTGAGCTGAAGAAGCTGGCTGAGAATCGACTTCTCATATTCGACGAGGCGTTGATGTCCTGGGCAATGGGCAACGCGATCACTCTCGAAGACACAAACGGTAACCGGAAGCTTTTGAAGAAGCGATCTGAGGAAAAGATCGACAATGTGGCGTCCACCATGGACGCTTACATCGCGTACAAGGTCCATAAGGAGGCGTTCGAGTAATGAGGGGAGGTGACGGATGGGCAAATGGAAGGACCGGCTGCAGCATGCCTGGAACGCGTTCGTAAACCTCGACAAGCAAGAGCTCTACGAGTCGTACGCGGCTTACGGTTCTCGGCCGGACCGAACTCGCCTCAGGTACACGAACGAAAAGACGATCATCGCCGCGATCTACACTCGTCTGGCGATCGACGTCTCGGAACTGGTCATCAAGCATGTACGCTTGGACGATCAGGGACGCTTCGAGTCTGAAATCAAGAGCGGTCTGAACGAATGCTTGAATCTTCAGGCAAACGTCGACCAAGCCGCTCGGCATTTTCGGATGGACGTGGCCTTGTCGCTCTTTGACGAAGGCGTGATTGCTGTCGTACCGGTCGACACAACGATGAATCCGAACTTGACGGGCGGGTTCGACATCAAGACCATGCGAGTAGGGCGGATTGTGCAGTGGCATCCGCAGCATATTCGCGTCGAGGTGTACAACGAGCAAAACGGCCGACGCGAAGAAGTCGCCCTCAGCAAAGAATTCGTCGCGATCGTGGAGAATCCCTTCTACCCGATCATGAACGAGCCGAATTCGACGCTTCAGCGTCTTATTCGGAAGCTGCATCTTCTGGACGCGGTCGACGAGCAATCTAGCTCGGGCAAGCTGGATCTCATCATCCAATTGCCATATTCCACCAAGTCCGATGTGCGACGGAAGCAGGCGGAACAGCGCCGAACGGACATCGAGTTTCAACTCAAGGGCAGTCAATACGGCATTGCCTACATCGATGGTACTGAGAAGGTCACGCAGCTCAACCGACCTTCGGAAAACAACTTGCTCAAGCAAGTTGAGTACCTCGAAGCGTTGCTCTACAGCCAGCTGGGCATTTCCAAGAAGGTCATGGACGGCACTGCCGACCAGCCGGAGATGCAGAACTACTACAACCGCACGGTCAAGCCGATCGTCCAAGCGATCGTGGAGGCCATGCGTCGTTCCTTCCTGACGAAGACCGCCAGGACGCAGGGGCAGAGCATCGAGTACTTCCGCGACCCGTTCGCGTTGATCCCTGTGGATCAGTTGGCGGAGATCGCAGACAAGTTCACGAGGAACGAGATCCTCACCTCGAACGAGATCCGCACGGCCATCGGCTTCATTCCGTCGAAGGAGAAGAAGGCCGACAAGCTCGACAACGCCAACATGCCTGACGACAAACGCGGCAATGGACCGCAACCGGCTCTCGAACCTCGTGCGCCACAGCGCGCGATAGAGCCGCCGCCCGAGCGACTTCGCTCAGCTTCATGAAAGGAGACGCCGTGGAGAACCACGATTTCGGTGGTTGGGCAACCGTGGCGAATCGCAAGTGCTCGGACGGGCGAACCATTTCGCCGGACGCGTTCAAGCACATGGACAAGCAGACCGTTCCTCTGATCTGGCAGCACGGCCACGACAAGGTCGACAACGTGCTGGGTCACGCCGTTCTCGAGCACCGCAACGAGGGCGTCTACGCGTACGGCTTCTTCAACGACACGCCGGCTGGCCAGAAGGCCAAGCAGTTGGTCGAGCACAAGGACGTCAAGTCGCTCTCCATCTTCGCGAGCAAGCTGCTCGAACGCGCCAAGATGGTGATGCACGGCGTGATCAACGAGGTCAGCCTCGTTCTCGCCGGCGCGAATCCGGACGCTCGCATCGACTACGTTCGCGTGATGCACGGTGAGCTGGACCCGGACGTCGAAGCGTTGATCGACGAGGACGCGATCATCTACGCCGGCGAGCAGGAGCTCGTCCACGGCGAGACGCTCATGCACAAGTCGATCCAGGACGTCCTCGAGACTCTGAACGAGGAGCAGGCCGCCGCGGTCCAGGTCCTCCTGCACAGGGCTCTCACCGACGACACCTTCAAGCACTCCGACTCGGTCGACGAGACCGAACAGACCGACCCGGACGACGAGTCCGACAACGACACCAAGGACGACACGGCCGAGTCGGACAACGAGGCCCTGGCACATCAGGAAGGGACCATGACGCGAAACGTCTTCCAGAACAACGAGGGCATCCAGCACGGTGGTGCTCCCGCCGGCAAGGAAATCACGGTCGAGCAGCTCCGCACGATCATGAGCACTGCCGAGGACATCGGCTCGTTCAAGAAGGCCTTCCTGCGCCACGCCGAGGAGTTCGGCTTCGTCAAGCACGCCGACGGCGACTACGGCATCACGAACATCGACATGCTGTTCCCCGATGCCCGGGCGATCGACAACAAGCCGGCGTGGATCACTCGTCGCCGCGAGTGGGTCGAGGGCGTCATCAACGGCACGCAGAAGCTGCCGTGGTCGCGCATCAAGTCGCTGACGGCCGACCTGACGCACGAGGACGCGCGGGCCAAGGGCTACATCAAGGCGTCGATGAAGAAGGAGCAGTACTTCGCCGTCGCCGCGCGGACGACCACCCCGCAGACGATCTACAAGAAGCAGAAGCTCGACCGCGACGACATCGTCGACATCACCGACTTCGACGTCGTCGCGTGGCTCTGGGTCGAGATGTACTTCATGATCCGCGAGGAGATCGCGCGCGCGATCCTCGTCGGCGACGGTCGTGAGGTCGACGACCCGGACAAGATCAACGAGACCCACATCCGGCCCATCGTTCACGACGACACGTTCTACACGGACGTCGTGGTCGTGCCGGCCAACGTGCAGGGCGAGGCGCTGATCGAGGCGGCTCTGCGCGCCCGCAACAACTACAAGGGTCAGGCTCCGCGGGCCTACATGACCAACGCGGTCATGATCGACATGCTGCTGTCGAAGGACAACCTCGGCCGGCGGTACCACAACAACAAGGCGGAGCTCGCTTCGGCTCTGGGTGTCTCCGAGATCGTCGAAGTGCCGGTCCTCGAGGGCGTCAAGCGTGACGGCGGCGACGTCATGATGGTCATCGTCAACATCTACGACTACAAGGTCGGCTCCACCCGTGGTGGCGAACTGACGAAGTTCGAGGACTTCGACATCGACTTCAACCAGCACAAGTACCTGATCGAGGCACGCATGGCCGGCGCCCTGGTCGACCACAAGACGGCGCAGGTCATCGTCCGTGGTGCCGGTACTCTGGTGACGCCGACCGTCCCGACCTTCAACGCTTCGACCGGCGTGGTCACGATCCCGTCCGTCACGGGCGTCACGTACAAGAACCAGCAGACCGCTGCGACGCTCACCGCGGGCCCGCAGACGGCGATCGACCCGGGCGCCTCGATCTCGGTCGTCGCGACGCCGAACACCGGCTACTACTTCCCGCACAACTTCGACAACGACTGGACCTTCGTCCGCGACGAGGCCTGATCGGGAGGTACCGGGTGAGAAGATTTAGTGGAAAGGTTGGGTACGCGCAAACTGTAGATCAAGGCGACGGTGTATTCGTTGAGCAACTGACGGCGCGCACATATTTCGGTGACGTCATCAGAAATTCTTTGCGAATCGGCAACGGAGAAAAAGTCAACGACGATCTTTCCGTTGGAAATTCCATCGCCGTGATTGCAGATGCGTATCTGACAAGCCATTTTTCTGCCATCCGGTACGTGGAATGGGCGGGGACTGCGTGGAAGGTCGAAGAAGTGACCTTGGCGCATCCCCGCCTCATTCTGAGGTTGGGAGGTGTTTACAACGGACCGAAGGCCCCAATTCCAGGCGGTCCTTGAGGGCATCATCGCGATTGCCGATCGCGTATATTTCCAACCGCCATCGAATGCGCAGATGAGTTACCCCTGCATCGTTTACGAACTCGCGCAGGGGTACACAACGTTCGCCAACAACAGGCCGTACACCTACGAACAGCAGTACGAGGTCAAGCTGATCGGTCAAAGCCCCCAGCCGGAAAAATTCCATCAGCTGGTGATGCTGCCGAAGTCACTGCACTCTCGTAGTTACGTCGCTGACAATCTTCGTCACGACGTTTTCAACATCTACTTCTGAATGCGAGGCAGTATGAAGCTCGAGTGGGACAAGACCGGTGAGCGGCTCTACCGCACGGGTGTGGATCGTGGTGTGTTGTACCAGCTCGACGCCGGCGAGTACGTCGATGGCGTGCCGTGGAACGGCCTGACCAACGTCACCGCGTCGCCTTCGGGCGCCGAGTCCAACAAGAAGTACGCCGACAACATGGTCTACCTGAACCTCCTCTCGGTCGAGGAGTTCGGCGGGACCATCGAGGCGCTGAGCTACCCGGACGAGTTCGAGCAGAACGACGGTTCGGCCGTTCCGACCCCTGGCGTCACCATCGGTCAGCAGCGGCGCAAGCCGTTCGGTTTCTGCTACCGGACGCTGATCGGCAACGACGTCGAGGCCAACGACTACGGGTACGAGCTCAACCTCGTCTGGGGTGCGCTGGCGGCGCCTTCCGAGAAGGCCAGCGAGACGGTCAACGACTCGCCGGAGCCGACCGCGTTCTCGTGGGAGATCTCGACCACCCCCGTCAACGTCGGGACGGTCTTGGGCATCCCGTACAAGCCGACGGCCAAGATGACCGTCAACAGCCTCAAGACCGATCCGGCAAAGCTGGCGGCTCTCGAGGACGCGCTGTACGGCACGGCTTCGACCGATGCGATCCTGCCGCTGCCGGCCGACGTGATCCTGATGATGGCGTCGACGCTCACGAGCGCCACGCCGGCGGCTCCGACGTACAACTCGACGACGGACCTCATCACGATCCCGAACACGACGGGCGTCGAGTACAAGATCAACGGCGTCATCGTTCCGGCCGGCGACTACGGTCCGATCACGGCAAACACGGAGGTCCGAGCGTACCCGGCCACCGGCTACAAGTTCCCGGTGCCGACCCAGACGCAGTGGGTCTTCACGTTCGCGTAAGGAGGTGAGAGAATGCTCGTGATTGACGTCGTAACGGAGGAATCTTACGACGAGGAAACCAATAAGTTCGTCGCTTCAGAATCCGTGCGAGTCGAGCTCGAGCATTCTCTTGTCTCGTTGTCAAAATGGGAGTCGATTCACGAAAAACGGTTTCTGTCTCCAGAACCGCGGACCGACGAAGAGACGATCTCATACATAAAAGCGATGATTGTCGGGGATGAACCTTCTCCGGCGGTTTTCTACCAACTCCTTCTGAATCACATGGAGGAGATCAAGACGTATGTGGCTGCCAAGAACACGGCAACGGTCCTGCCGAGCCGTAAGCAGAATCAAGGACAGCGCGAAGCAATCACGTCAGAGCTGATTTACTACTGGATGAGCGAGTTGAACATTCCAGTAGAATACCAACACTGGCATCTCAACAAGCTGTTCACGTTGATCCAGGTTCACGCCCTCAAGAAGGGGCCGAAGCAAAAGATGAGTTTGGAGCAACGCAGAGCTCTGAACAAGCAGCGCAAACGCGAGTGGAATACTACCGGCTGAGGGGAGGATGCGTGACGCGAATTAACTGGGATGGCGTGGGAAAGCGGTTCTTCGAAGCAGGTGTTGACCGCGGCGTCTTGTACGTCGGCGACAATCCCGGCGTCCCATGGATTGGTTTGACCGCGGTGAATCTCCCTCGGTCTGGCGGCGAAGACAAACGTCGCTATCTCGACGGGATGGTGATCAGCAACTACACCTCTCCCGAGAAGTTCGAAGCGACGATCAACGCCATCACGTTTCCTCCCGAGTTCGAACCGTGCGATGGGACAGCTTCGCTTGGAAACGGGCTCAAGGCACGCCACCAGCGTCGTCTGCCCTTTGCGATGTGCTATCGCACGCTGGTAGGCGACGATCAAGTCGGCACAGATCTGGCCTACAAGATTCATATTCTCTACAATCTGCGCGCTCAGCCGGCAGAAAGAGGATACGAGACGCTGAACGACGATAACGACCCGATGGAATTCAGTTGGGAAGTTACCGGCCGCGGCGACAAAGTCTCTGGTGTCATTCCGACCGCTCATTACGAGATCGATTCGAGGGATACGCCAGCCGAGTTGCTGTTGCAGCTCGAAAACATGCTTTACGGCAGTGATGAGTCTGCTCCGACGCTTCCTTCGGCCGGCGAGCTTGTGTTCTTGTTCGATTCGTTCCAGGATCTGGTCTACGACGCTGGAGGTCCGCTCACGCCGGTGTTCTCGACCCACGATGCCGGAAACATCGACACTCCTGTCACGACGACTATCGATAGTGGTGAGGTGTAATGGCAGTAGGCGTTAAGCAACAGCAACGTCGCGGTCTGGAAGCCGAGTGGGCAGTTTCTGACGTCGTGTTGGACGATGGCGAATTCGGTGTTGCGATCGACACCGGCGTCATCAAGATCGGCGACGGCGCGAACACGTGGACAAATCTTCCGGCTGCTTTCGCGGATTACTACCTCCCGAAGCTGGGGAAGGCCGCGGACTCGGAGCTCCTCGACGGGATCAGCGCTGACGCATTTCTGAGCTCCAACGATGTGGACGCTGATCCGGACCCGAACAAGATTCCGATCCGTGACGCCAGCGGTCGCATGAAGGCGGTCGACGGCGCAGCCGATTCGGACGTGGCGACTTACGGGCAGTTGCTAGCTGCTCGACGGGAGACCGTGATCCGTACCGTCACGGGGAACCACACGCTGCTCATCGGCGATGCTTGTCAGATGATTTTCGTGGATCACACGTCGCAGACGGCGCAAATCGTCGTGACCATCCCCACGAACGCATCGGTGGCTTTCCCGATCGGAACATGGGTGGATATTTGCACCATCAGCTCTGGCGGTGCGAAACTGACCCCCGCAAGCACTGTGACGTTGTCCGGCGTCAGCAACGTGATGCCAAACTTCAGCCTGGTTCGCCTGCTGAAGACGGCTACCAACACCTGGATCGGGTTCAACGTTGGTCGACCGCGAACGCAGCCGCGGATTCGTGCCTACAAGAACACCGGCGGCAGCACCTACGCGGCCGGCAACGATGTGGCTGTCCCGTTCAACACGACGGAATCGGCCTACGCGTACAATCCCGACAACGAGTGGTTCACGATTCCTTCGCCGGATCTTGCTACCGCGCGCCGTATCTTGGTGAACAAGGACGGCCTGTACACGATCCAGTACAACGGCAGCTACAACATCCGCGATCAGAGTTGGGTGAAGTTGTTCACATTGCCCTCGAACAACACGCTCGGCACGGAGCTCGCGGCCGCCCCGTGTTTCTGGAATGGTCAAGCGTTCTATCGGGGCCGTTTGACTGCCGGTACGGGAATCGGAGCCGCGTTCTACAACGGCGCTGCCAGTGGGAACGCCCTGGACGAAGCCGACGGACTGGCTGGCCACCGGCACGATCTCACGATCATCCGCGAAGGCGATTAATCGGGAGGGATATTCGTGATCTCCCTTTCCGGTTCGGGTTCCTTCGATAAGACGATGAACTGGCTGCGAAAGCTTCAAAAGTTGGATATTGGAGCGATTGCAGAGGCTGGCGCTAAGAAGGGCGTCCGAGCGCTGGCGCAAGCAACGCCAACGGACTCGTCTCGGGCAGCAGCCTCTTGGGGCTACGATATCCAGCGTACCGCGGCCAGTACGACGATCACATGGACCAACTCGGATGTTGAGAATGGTTTTCCGGTCGTCATCATGCTGCAGTATGGTCACGGCACAGGGACGGGCGGATACGTTCAAGGTCGCGACTTCATCAACCCGGCAATCAAACCCATATTTGACGAGATTGCCCAGAGTGTGTGGAAGGCGGTGATATCTGCATGAGTTCGATCGAAGAGCGCGTAACAAAGCTGGTTTTCGACACTAGCAAGTTCGGTCCAGCCCTACAGCAAGTGCTGGCTCAGCTTGCACAGCTCAAAGAGTCGTTGAAGTTGGATGGAGCCCAAAAGGGACTTCAGAACGTTAGCGACGCGGCCGGCAAGTTCTCGATGGCTGGCATGAAAGAGCAAGTGTCGGGCGTGCTTGGGCAGTTCAACGCCCTGCAGGTCGCCGCCATTTCTGCACTGAACAACATCGTCAACCGGGCTGTCGACGCCGGCGTGCAGATCGTCAAATCTTTGACGATCCAGCCGGTCATGTCGGGTTTTCGGGAGTACGAGACAAACCTGAATTCCATTCAGACCATTCTGGCCAACACCGGTCTGAAGGGTGCTGAAGGTCTCGCCAAGGTTACCGGCAAGCTGGACGAGCTGAATCACTACTCGGACCAGACGATCTACAACTTCTCCGAGATGGCGAAGAACATCGGTACCTTCACCGCCGCGGGTGTGGACCTCGACAAGTCGACCGCGGCCATCAAGGGTATCGCAAACCTGGCTGCAATTTCCGGGTCGAATTCCCAGCAAGCTTCCACGGCGATGTACCAGCTCTCGCAGGCTCTTTCGGCTGGAAAGGTATCGCTTGAGGACTGGAACTCTGTTGTCAATGCCGGTATGGGCGGAAAGGTCTTCCGCGACTCGCTGATCGAGACCGCTCGTGTTCACGGCGTAAAGGTCGACGAGATCATCAAGAAGCAGGGTTCGTTCCGGAACAGCATCCAAGAAGGATGGATCACCACGGATATTCTTGCTGAGACGCTCAGCAAGTTCACTGGCGATCTTTCCGCGGAGCAATTGAAATCTTTGGGTTACACCAAAGAGCAAATCGCCGGCATCATGGAGATGGGTAAGACCGCTACCGACGCGGCCACCAAGGTCAAGACAGTCACACAGCTCCTCGACACGTTGCGCGAAGCTGCCACATCTGGCTGGGCCAAGACTTGGCAGATCATTTTCGGCGACTTTGACGAAGCTCGCGGGATGTTCACGGAGGTCAGCAACTACCTCGGTGGTGCTATCAACGACTTCTCGGATGCTCGAAATGAGCTGCTTCAAGGCTGGAAGGATCTGGGCGGACGCGATGCACTGATCGACGGCATTCGAAACGCCTTCGAAGCACTCCTTTCCGTGTTGCGGCCCATCGGTCAGGCTTTCCGCGAGATGTTTCCTGCAGTCACCGCCAAGAATCTTTACGATCTGACGGTGAGTTTCCGTGACTTCATGGAGCGGCTCAAGCTCGGTGAGGAAACCGCAAATAACCTCCGGAGGACTTTTGCCGGATTCTTTGCGATCTTGGGAATCGGCTGGGATCTCATCAAGGCCGGCGCGAACTTCATCGCAGGATTGATCGGAAGGTTCACAGGAGCCTCTGGCAGCGTTCTGCGGTTCACCGGAAACATCGGCGATTTTCTGGTCGCTCTCCGCAGGTTCATCCAAGAAGGAAAGGTCTTCGAGACTTTCTTCAAGATCATCGGTACGGTGATCGACGCTGTTATTCGAATCGTCTCGAATTTCGCGCAGGTCATCGGGAAGATCTGGGAGAAGGCCGACCCCGGTCCTGTCGAGGATATGCTTCGACGGATCGCGATGGCGGCCAAGCCTGTAGCCTCCGCCGGCGAGCTCATTCGAGCCGCTTGGGAGAGAATCGGAAGATTCTTCGGCTCCATCACCGAAACCGCCTACAACGGAATCATCAAGTTGTGGGAATGGCTTGTCAAGGTGAAGGACGCGATCAGCGGTTTGTTCGCTGGGAATGGTGGCGGCATCACTGGCGAGGGTATCCTCAAGGGTATCAACACCGCCGGCTTCATCACATTCCTGACGCTGCTGTACAACTTCTTCCGGAACTTCAAGCCGGGCGAATTCCTCGAAGCCATCACGGATACGCTCGAAGGCGTTACTGGCGCCCTGCGAGGCATGCAGTTCGCTTTGAGTGGCGCTGCCTTGTTGTCCATTGCGATCGCAATCGGCATCCTTGCTGTCTCTCTGGAAAAGCTGGCCAAGATCGATGCGGCCGGCCTAACCCGAGGATCAGCTGCGCTGGCGACACTGATGACGGAGATGGCCGCCGGTTTCATCCTCTTCGACAAGGTTGGTGGAGCACTCGGTGCTGCCAAGCTGATCGTGGTTTCCACAGCTCTGATTCGACTCGGTGCTGCGCTGCTGATTCTGGTGACGGCTGTCGAGAAGCTCGCAAAGTTGAGCTGGAACGATCTCGCCAAGGGCTTGACTGGCGTACTCGTTCTGATCGCCGCGTTGGTCGGGGGCGTTCGCTTCCTTCCGAACGACATCGCCGGAGTTGTAAAGACGGCAACAGCTTTGCTGATTCTTACGGTCGCCGTAAGGAATCTAGCAAACGCAGTCGAGGATCTGGGGAAGCTCAGCTGGGAGGAGCTTGCCAAGGGTCTGACTGGTGTAGCAGCCTTGCTTGGCGCTCTGGCGCTGTTCACAAGGATTGCAGAGTTGAACAAGGGCGGGATCGCCGCCGGCATCGGAATCGTTCTGATCGCTACGTCGCTCGAAATCCTCGCCGACGCGGTTGGGGAGTTTGTCAAGTACAACTGGGAGCAACTCGCTCGCGGTATGGCAGGTATTGGCGTTGGTATCGGCATCATCGCCGGCGCGCTATATTTGCTTCCCCCCACTTCAGTCTTCAGCGCTGCAGGTGTCCTGATCGTAGCGGCATCGCTGAACTTGATCGGTGACGCTGTCGCTGAAATGTCGCAGCTTTCTTGGGGCGAAATCGGACGTGGCTTGACTGTCATGGCCGGTGCTCTCACTGCGATTGCTCTGGCGATTGGTTTCTTGCCGCCTACGTCGATCTTCAGTGCCGTAGGTATCCTGATCGTAGCTGCTTCGCTCGGCATGATCACGGAAGCCCTGGGCAAGATGTCGAAGATGACGTGGGAAGAGATTGGCAAGGGACTCGTGGTGTTGGCGGGTGCGTTGCTGATCATCGCCGGCGCCCTGTACCTGATGCAGACTGCGGTTCCAGGCGCTGTTGCGGTTCTTATTGTGGCAGCGGCATTGCGAGTACTCACACCTGTGCTGCAGGCATTGGGCGCGATGAGTTGGGAAGCCATCGCCAAGGGTCTGGTGGCTCTTGCCGGTGTGTTCTTGGTTCTCGGAGCCGCTGGCATCATCTTGGGCCCGTTCGTAGGCGTCATCGTTGGTTTGGCCGGCGCAATCGCTCTACTCGGATTCGCTGTGTTGGCCGCTGGCGTTGGTGTACTGGCGTTCGCCACGGGTCTGGGCATCTTGGCGACTGTCGGTGTGGGTGCGACAGCAGCTTTGGTGGGTATCGTCACGGCGATGCTTGGATTGCTACCCCTTGTGGGTCAGCAACTTGGCCTGGCAATCATCGCCTTCGCCAAGATTCTGGCCGAAGCCGGTGTCGAAATCACCGACGCAATGACGAAGATCTTGACCGCGGTAATCGACGCGATCATCGAAGTCATTCCCAAGATCATCGAGTTGCTTTACGTCTTGCTTACGGCAATGATCAAATTCATCGAATCGTACGTGCCCACTCTGGTGGACTCGGGTTCTAGAATTATCATCGCCTTCCTGCGAGGCTTGAAGCAACACGTACCCGAAGCAGTCGAAGTAGCCACCGATCTTGTTGTCACGTTCATCGAAGCCATCGGTCGGAATCTGCACAAGATTCACACCGCCGGCGTTCAGATGATCATTGACACGGTCAATGGCGTTGCTGAAGGCATTCGCAACAACAGTGCCAAAATGGGAGAAGCTGGCGCAAACCTGGCTTCCGCCCTGGTCGAGGGCATCATTCGAGGCATCGGAGCTGCTATCGGCCGAGCGGTTCAGGCTGCGGCAAACTTGGCTAACGACATGCTCAAGGCCGCAAAGAACGCTCTCGGAATCAAATCGCCGTCGAAGGAATTCTACTACCTCGGCGAGATGGTGGTGGCTGGCTCTGCCAATGCAGTGGATGACAACGCATATCTTGCTGAAGACGCAGTGTCCTCCATGGGCGAGAACATGATCGATTCGATGTCGAAGACGTTGACCGGTCTCGCTCAGGTTCTCGGATCTGACCTGATCGACTTCGATCCGACGATCACTCCGGTTCTGGATCTCACCAACGTCAAGCGAACTGCCGGAGAGCTCACTAGCCTGCTCAACGTTCCAACGTTGGACATTTCCAGCTCGTACCGAGGAGCTCAGGCGGCAGGCGCCAGCTACGAAAAGAGTCGTACGGACGACGCCAGCACGGACACGAAGCCCGGTGGCGACACGTACAACTTCACGCAGTACAACACTTCGCCGAAGGCTCTGAACGACGCAGAGATCTATCGGCAGACCAAGAACCTCATCTCTACCAAGAAGGGAGCGGCGAATGCTCAATAAGCTGGACATCACCAATCGGCGTAGCATGACGCTCTCCTTGGAGATGACGGAAAACGACAGTGGATATCAGATCGCCGATATTGACGGACTCGATCCTGTCAAGGCCACGTTGGTATCCACCAGTTTCGCCGGTTTGAACGGTGAACAATACCAGGGCTCAACGCGAGGACCGCGGGATGTCAAGATCGTCTTCGATCTGCAGCCCGACGGCGTGAAGACGTTCTCGTCGCTTCGGCGAGGACTCTACACATATTTGATGCCGCAACAAGAAGTCCGGTTGCGGTTCTACCTCGACTCGGGGTTATATTTGGACTTGATCGGAATTGTGGAGACGCACAGCTCCGCTCAGTTCAAGGAAGACCCCAATGTCGAAGTGACACTCAGGTGCTACCAGCCTGATTTCCTCGATCCTCGCGTTGTGCTTCGCGAAGGTTTCACAACAGCGACGACAACGAACACGGCGATCAGCTATCCCGGCGATCTCGAGGCGAGCACTATATTCCGGCTCTTCCCCAACCGGGATGTGGATGCCTTCTCGATCTACAACACCCCAGAAGACGGCGTGCTTCGGCAGCTGGATTTCGTCGGAGAATTGATCGCTGGCGATGAGTTGACCATCAGTTCCATCAAGGGTTCCAAAGGGATCACTCTCAAGCGCGCCGGCGTCACCAGTTCGTTCCTGTGGGGAAGAACGCCTCAATCGGCATGGATTGAGATGTTCGAAGGTGCCAATCAGTTCCGGGTCTACACACCTGGCGATCCAGTCCCCTACGAGCTCGAGTACTACGTGAGATACGGGGGGATCTGATGGAGGTCCATATCCTGGATGCTCTGCTCCGCCCTGTTGAAGTGGTGGATCAGTTTGAATCCATGATTTGGGCCGAGCGATGGGTTGAGGTGGGTGACTTTCATCTGGTCACCCTCTCTACCTTTTCCAATCGGAGAAGGTTTGTCGCCGGCACCCGGATCATGATCAATCTCTCGAAGCGCATAATGGAAATCATGACCGTGGAAGAGCGGATTGACGAGAATCGTCGCCGCGTTCTGGACATCAAGGGCCGTGAGCTCACGCATCTGCTTGAAGCTCGTGCCGCCATCAAGGCTGTAGGGACGGCTATCTCACCGGTGTGGGTTTTCACAGCCATCACTCCGCCTAACATCATGCGGCAGATCTTCAACGATATTTGCGTGTTGGGAACAGTCTCAGAGACGGATATCATTCCGTTCGTGACTGCAGGTACGTTGTACCCGGCTGACACAATTCCGGAACCCATCACGCCAATCGACTGGGAACAAAAGCCTGAGTCGGTTCTTGCAGCACTCAAAGAGCTCGGGACGATTTACGACCTGGGCATCCGCCTCTACAAAGATCCCACGGCGACGATTCTGCACTTTAACGTCTACGCCGGTAGCGATCGAACAAGCGCGCAGACCACGCTCCCCGCGGTCATATTTGCACATGATCTCGAGAACTTGGCGAATACCACGGAGTACACCGATTTCTCGAACGCATACAACGTTGTGCGAGTGATCTACACCTACACAATTCCGGCTACCGAGACAGAGCCTGAAGAGGAGATCACGCTTTCGACCGAGGTGTATGACGGCACAGAAGCGCCAGAAGGATTGGATCGTCGAGTCAAGATTTTGATCGTATCGAACGTTCCAGAAGAGGTGACGGATATTCCGGCATACCTCATTCAGAGCGCTCGGGACGAGCTGATGAAGTCTCGACCGATCAGTGCTTTTGACGGAGAGGTCTCGCGAAACAGCGGATACGTGTACGAACGTGACTACTACATGGGCGACTTGGTCGAACAGCGTAGCGAAACGGGCGGTACCGCGTACGTGCGCGTTGAGGAATACATCTTTGTGCAGGACAAGCAGGGCGAGCGTTCATATCCCACGCTGGTGACTCGGCAGTACAAGGAGCCAGGAACGTGGGGATCTTTCAAGTACGACGTCGACTGGGATCTCTTCCCGCCGGACGAGGACTGGGACGACCAGTAAGGAGGCAATAGTGGCCATTGGCGATGCGGCAGCGGCCGCCGGTTATCCGCTGGTCCCTAATTCCGGACCGGAGGGAAAGGTCAAACTGGGCGCGCAGGAGATCAATCGCACACGCGACATGGTTGCCGAGCAAGCCGCTCTGAATCCTACCGGCAAAGCTGGACGTCGAGCAGCAGCCGGCATCTCGTCAGGTACCGCCGAACCTTCCGGTGGTATGGACGGGGATATTTACTTCAAGATTGTGTAGGTGACTCATGGTCGACTACACAAGAAACATCGGGGGTAGCACTACCCTGATGATTCGGGACACCGGCGTGAACGTCGAGTTCTGGATCAAAACAGGTCCGCAGACCTACAACTACCAACAGCCGTGGGGCGGGCGAATCAACAATGCGGAATTGGGTACTCGCTCATTCCGCATGCTGCAGGGCGGTCAGTGGCAGTTCATCGATGCCTGGCGTATTGATTACGATCAGGACGTTCGATTCACGATCCTGAACTCGGGTCTGGGATTTCCGTCCTATGATTTCTGGCAGCATATCTCACGAAGCTCCGCGCCGGGTCCGCCTGATCTTTACCAGGCCGATGCCGTTTCGTCGACACATATCCATGTTCGATTCTCGGACGGGTACGACGGCGGATCTCCGATCACGGAAAGAATGTTGGGGTACGGTACCGATCCGTATACCCATCAGTTCGAGTGGAACGCGCCGGCTGCCGACGAGATGGTCGGACCGTTCAACCCAGGAACGAAGGTATATTTCTGGGCTCGAACAAGGAACGCTATCGGTTGGGGCGCCTGGTCCAACCGCGGCGAAGCAACTACTTGGAGAAATCCTGGAGCTCCCAACGCTCCAACATTCTCCAACATCGCCCAGATGTCGCTGACCGCGTCTTTCACGGACAAGGCCAATGGTGGTACTGACATCATCGAGCGACAGATTGGCTACGGACTCGATCCGAACACACCGTCTTCGTTCGCTGGCGATATTTCCGGAGTCAACAACATTGCCGGCCTGTCTCCGGGACAGACTTACTACTTCTGGGCTCGTAGTCGAAACTCAATCGGCTGGAGTCCTTGGTCGGCACGCAGTCAAGCGACCCTCATCGCCGGCGCACGCGTAGTTTACGGCGGTGTGTGGAGGCGAGCAGTTCCGTACGTACGAGACGCAGGCGTCTGGAAGGTGGCAAGGCCGTGGGTGAAGAGCGCCGGAGAATGGAAGGAAGCGCAGTGAGCTTCTTCAAATCCCTTTGGGGCATCCGGCGCACATGGACCAGACACGACCTCATCCAGGCGATCGGCGGCGTGATGTACATCATGCTGGGTCTCGCGTACATCATGGAGCCTTCGAATCGCGGTCGGCAGATAGCTCTGTACGCTCTGCTCCGAATAGCCCCGATAGAGTTCTGGGGTGGCGTGTTCGTTTCCGCAGGATTGCTGGCACTGATATCTTCGAAGTGGCCGCCCTTGGTGGAAGCTTGGGGATACGTGGTGCTGACGGGACTCTCACTGGCCTGGGGGACCGCATATTTGACCGGGATCTTGTTCACCGATTCACCTCGGGCAAACATCAGCGGTTTCTTGATCTTCTCCACCTTGGGTGTACTCTGGTGGGCGATTTCAGGTCTGAGAAACCCCGAACCTGTGGGAGCACTGAATGTCGCTAGACCTGGCTAGTAACCTCCCCACGTTCATCACAGCCGCGGTCGGCGCAATTGGGATGATTGGGGCGCATCGGACCGCGTCTCGAGCAGCTCGCAAGAACGCAAAAGAGCAAGCAGAGCTCGAAGCTTATACTCGAGCAAGAACGATGGACCTCCAGACCATCAGTCGTCAGAACGAGGAGATCAAGGATCTTCTCAGCGACAACATCAAGCTTCGCCAGCGCGATCGCGAGCAAACAGCAGAAATCGACAAGCTGCGAACCGAAAGGACCGCACTCGTCAAACAAAACCTTCGTCAAGCGGAAGAACTCAGGGAGTACCGACGTGATCGTGACCAGTAGAGCGTACGACATCCTCAAGTTCGTGGCACTCGTGCTTCTCCCGGGCACGGGTGCTCTGTACTTCGGTGTGGCCGAGATCTGGGGTCTCCCCTACGCCGCTCAGGTCGTAGGAACGATCTCGGCAGTCGACACCTTCCTGGGTCTGCTCCTCAAGAAGAGCTCTTCCAGCTACAAGGAGATGCTCGACAGCCCGCCGGTTCTGGGCGACTTGTACGTGAGGACCGACTACGACGGCTTGCCCACCGGTAACTTCCGGCTCTCGGCGAACCTGAACAACGTGATCTTCGAGGACGGAAAGTTCGCCGGCTTGCGCATCAAGCGCGAAATCGAGAAACGTCCTGGCGAAGGTCCGGATCTCCTCGGCTGATCGCAAGAAAAACATGGCTTATAGTGAGACCCTATCTAGGAGAAGCCATGTTCAAGAAGAACCCCATCGAAGTCCAGCTCGACGAGGAGATCTTGCAGCTGCTCAAGAAGATGGAAGAGGTCGATAACAAGACTTCCGACGACTACGTCGCGATGCTCGACCAGATGTCCAAGCTGTACAAGCTCCGCCAGGAGAACTCCATCAGCATGGACACCTGGGCGACCATCGGCGCGAACCTCGCCGGGATCATCATCATCCTCAACCACGAACGAGCGCACGTGATCGCCACGAAGAGCCTCGGCCTCGTGCGGAAGTTGTTCTGACCCGCACCAAGATAAACTCGAGCCATATGGCGTGTACTCCTCCCCCGTACACGCCATATGGTTTTTCGAGGGATTTACACGGGCTTTAAATTTTGCCTCGCAAGTTTTACAGGGGCTATAATGAGACCCGTATCGAACTTAGGAGCAATCATGCTGACGAAGAAGATCGACTCCGCCAAGTTTTGGATCGCCAAGAACAAGCCGCTCGTGGCTGTTGGGATCGTTGTTACCGCAACGGTCGCCGCAATCACGATCGACGTGCTCACGCGTGACAACTCCGAGTGGATCGACACCGACGCCATCACCGCCGACTAGTACCTACCAACTCAAACCAAAAAGCCCCTAACACGGGCTTTAGGTTTTCGAAGGGAGAAGACATGCTCAAGTTTCTCGGCAAGGTTGGTTTGGTTGGCCTGGGGCTCGTGGTGGCCACGGACGTGGCGATTCTTGTCATCGCGATGAACGTCTAGGAGGACGGCATGATCACGATTTCTCAAATCGATTTCGTCGGTGGAACCATCTGCATCTTCCTCTTGGGAATGATCTTGGGGATCATCGTCGCTTACGCGGCTAGCAAGAAATAGTCGCATAATCTACATGGCTTATAATGAGACCCTACTTTAGGAGAAGCCATGTTCAAGGACAAAGCTTTCCAGGTAAAGATCGTCAACACCAAGAAGCAGGAAGCTGAATCCCCCGCTGTCGAGGCCGTGACCGTCGACCCCGAGCAGATCGCCCAGATCGCTACGGAGTTCACGGTGAAGGCCATCGGCGCCGTCGGAATCGCCTTCGCTGCGAACCGCGTGTTGAAGACCGCCTGTGAAATCGCCGTTGTTGTAGCAAAAGCCAAATTCAAGTAGTCCACAAACCGACAACCCCACACGGGGTTTAGGTTTTCCATATTCGAAAGTAGGGGCTCAAATGAAGAAACTTCTCCGCGCACTCGTGTTCTTCACGCTGGCTGGTCTGGTGATCATCGGAGCCGTGCGGTGTAAGGCTGAGTCGGACCAGCAGACTGGTACGAACGGCGCTCAGGTAGTCGCCGGCCAGATGGGGAAGCCCGGCGACCTCAGTGGCGACTGGACAACCAAGCCGGATGCCAAGATCAAGTTCGTCGCCGAGATCCAGGCCGGCACGATCTTGATCCACATGATCAGTCAGAGCGATCTGATCGCGTACTACTACGGTACGTTCACCATGCCGGACGCGCAGAACGTGTTCAAGTCGACTGCCATCGACGACGGCAAGATGGTCTGGTCAAATTCCACGGAAAAGGACTTCCTCTGGCAGGACGGAAGTCTGATCTTCACCTTCGAGGTCGCCGGCGTCAAGACAGCAGTGGAGTTGGTCCGGGAGGACAAATGAGTGAATTGGAGTGGTTCTTCTTCTGGTTCGAAAACATTTTCCGAATCCTCGGAATGCTCGCAGTACTGGGTTTTGCCATCGCGATATTCGTCGAGCTCCTCAAGATGATCGCGAAGAAGACCCAGCTCAAGTTCCCCAAGAAGGAGGTGGCTCGTGAGCTTGAAGACGGTTCTCAAAGCCGCTGAACGTTTCGTCATTGACAACTCTCCGGCGATCATGACCGGCATCGGCGTCGCCGGCGTCATCACCACGGCGGTACTGGCCGGCAGAGCGTCATATTCTTCGGCGCTCTTGCTGGAGAACGCGCTGATCGAAAAGCGTCAGCACGATCGCGGGATGCTGACCACACGCGAGAAGGTCGAAGTCGTCTGGAAGGAGTTCATCCCGCCGGCTGTCGTCGGGGCGATCACCATCTGCGCGATTGTCTGCGCGAACCGCGTGGAAGCTCGCCGCGCTGCAGCTCTGGCAGCGGCTTTCAAGGTCGCCGACGAAGCTCAGGAGATGTACCGCCAGAAGGTCATCGAAGCTGTCGGTGCGAAGAGCGAAGAGAACATCCGAGCTGAGGTCGCTCACGACCAGATGCGTCAGCAGCTCGCGAGTCCCACGATCATCGTGACGGGCGGCAACCACCCGTTCTTCGACGAGTTCTCGGGTCAGTTCTTCGAGTCGACCATGCAGCGCGTTCAGGACGCGGTCAACCAGATCAACTACCAGATCAACCAGACGAACTACGCCGGTCTGGACGAGTTCTACGATCTGCTCGGACTCGCTCGGAGCGACTTCTCCGGCGAGTTCGGCTGGAACAGCGACGAGCTGCTCAGCATCTACCACACCGCGGTTCTTCTCGACGACGGCAGAGCCGCGGTCGCAATTCGCTACAACACTACTCCGATCCGCCACTACAACAAGGTCAGGTAGAACGTGCTCAAGCAGACCATCAAGTACACCAACTTCTTCGAAGAGGAGAAGGAGCGGGATCTGTACTTCCACCTCGGCAGGTCGGACATCGCTCGGATCGCGGCCAACCCCAAGTTCCTCGAGGAGATGAACGAGGCCGCGGCCAAGCAGGACACGAAGGCGATGCTCGAGAAGATCGAGTACCTCGTTCGGCTGTCCTACGGTGTTCGTACGGACGACGGTGAAGGCTTCGTCAAGAACGAAGAGGTGCAGAACGCCTTCATCCACTCGGCCGCCTACGACGAGTTCTTGACGCAGATCCTCACCAGCGTCGAGGGCTTCACGAACTTCATCAAGGGCGTCTTCCCGCCCAAGGTGATGAAGGAAATCCAGGACCTCGCGAAGGAGGGCAAGATCAACGACCCGTTCGCGGAACCGACCACCGTCACCAAGTCGGCCGCGGTTCTGAGCGAGCAGCCGGCCGAGAAGTCGGAGGAGCGGTTGCCGACCAAGAAGGAACTGCGCGAGATGTCGCGCGACCAGCTCGTGGAGGCCTTCCGGAAGCACCCGAGTCTTCTGAACGAAATCACGGACTGATCCGATCCGGGGTCTCGCAAGAATAACAGGGGCTATAATGAGACCCCCTACGGAAGGACCGAAAATGAACATCGTCGCAATCGCGAAGAAGACTGTTTCGTTCGTTGTTGCCGTTGGTGTTTCGAAGATCGTCCACGACGTCATCGAGAACAACGTTGATGCCGAGAACACCGCCCAGAAGGTGGCTGTTCCCGTCGCCAGCTTTGCCATCGGTGGCGCCGTTGCGTCGGCCGCTTCGAACTACACCGACAGCCTCATCGACGAAGTTGTCGAACTCGTCGCGCAGTTCAAGAAGAAGGACCAGAAGCCGGAACTCAAGATCGTCAAAAACGACTAGAACCAAAACCAACAACCCCTACATGGGGTTTAGGTTTTTCGGTCCAGGATAGAGGGTCATGAACAACGAGTTTCCGAGCAATTCCAAGCAGCCGAGACGACCCGTCGAAGAGAAGAAGCTCGAGTCCGTCGTCGTCAACAAAGTCGTCGCCGGCAAACCTCCGCTGGGTCGGCGTCTGCGAGACATGTTCTTCGCGGGAGACTCACGAAGCGCTGCGCAGTCAGTCGTCAGTGATGTCATCATTCCTCAGATCAAGGACATGGTGGCCGAAGCTGCCCGCGAAGCTCTCGAACGGCTCATATTCGGCGATTCGCGCGGTGGACGCAGGACGAACTACAGCCGATACAGCGCGAGCTCCAACAGCAGCTACACGAACTACAACCGATATTCGGGACGTTCGCAGTCCAGCAGCCGATACACTCGCGAAGAGCGGAATCCGAACGCCCGACTCCGTAGGGACGACATCGAGTACATCGTCCTGGAAACTCGTGCGGAGGCTCAGGAAGTCCTGGACAACCTGGAAGCTGTGCTCGAGAAGTACGAAAAGGTCAGCATCGCGGACCTCAAGAGCTTGATCGACTGGTCGGCTGATCTGACGGATCAGAACTGGGGTTGGGAAAGCCTTGCCGGCGCTCGGGTGGCCCGAGACAGCCAGGGATACGCGCTCATCCTCCCCAAGCCGGATGCGTTGGATTAGCAAAAAATCCCGGGAGGCATATTTTGGAGGAAGTAGCCAGACGCAAGATTTCGTCGGTATATCCGAATAAGAAATGGGCCGACCGGGTCCGACAGATGAGCAACGCTCAGGTTGTTGCCATCTATTTCCGTCTCAAGAGGCAAGGGAAGGTTTCCTGATGAAGTTCCAGATCCCCGCGAAGCTGGCCAAGCCGGCTTTGAAGCTGCAGAAGGCTTCGCCCAAGATCATGCTCGTGACGGGCATCGTTGGTGTCGTCGGCGCCGGCGTGCTCGCCTGCAAGAACACGCTCAAGCTGAGCGAGACGCTCGAGCCGACCGAGAAGCTGCTGGAGCTGGCGCACCAGAAGGCCGAGCTCTCCGAGGAGTACCGCGACGGCGAGTACAAGAAGGACATCATCAAGCTTCAGGTCCACACGGTCCTGAACGTCGCGAAGCTGTACGTGCCGGCAGTCGCGCTGGCCGCGGTTTCGATCACGCTGATCACCGCCGCGCAGGTCGTGCAGAGTCGCCGGACTGCTGCTGTTACCGCCGCGTACGCCGGGCTGAAGGAGGGCTACGACCGTCTCCGCCAGCAGATCATCGACAAGTACGGCGCCGAGGAAGAGGAGAAGCTCCGCCACGGCGTGAAGATCGTGGAGGAGGTGCAGGTCGGTAAGGACGGCAAGGAGAAGGTCGTCCAGCACGAGCGCAGCGCCGGCTACTCTCCGTACGCGATGTTGTTCGACGAGGGCAACGTCAACTGGACCGTCGTGCCGGAGAACAACGTCTTCTTCCTGACCGCGCAGCAGAACTACTTCAACAACAAGCTGCAGCAGCACGGGTTCGTGTTCCTGAACGAGGTCTACGAGGCGCTCGGGTTCCCGAAGAACAGGGCCGGCGCGCAGGTCGGCTGGGTCGCGGGCGAGACGCACGGCGATGGATACATCGACTTCGGCTTCATGAACGAGCGCAGCGAGCGGGTCCGCGACTTCATGTGCGGGGCCGAGGGCGCGATCTGGCTCGACTTCAACGTCGACGGCGTGATCCTCGACCGGATCTGAAGGAGACGCTGCTATGAGTTCAAGGAGCTCTCTTTTCACCGGTGGTGTGTTCCTTGCCGGCGGGATTCTGGGAAGTGTCGTGGGGTTCAAGCTCGCCGAGCGCCGGCTGATGCGTGAGTTCGACGAGGCGGTAGCGGAGGTCACGGCGAAGGAACGGTCGGCAGCGCGTCGGATGTACGCGGCCAAGCAGCCGTTCCCTTCCCCCGAGGAAGCGGTCGAGAGGCTGGTGCCGGCGGAAGTCGAGGAGATCCTCGACGACTACCGTTCCCAGGAGCCGCGGGAACAGGTCGCCTACCACAAGATCAAGACTTCTCAGATCGAAGTGGAGAAGGCGGCCGCCGTGGAGAAACCTCCTCCCGTTGTGGAGGAGAACATCTTCGCGATCAACGAAGAGCCCGGCGAAATCGTTGTCATCTCCCAGGCGGAGTACGAGAACGAGGAAAGCGGGTACATGCAGGGGACGATGACCTTCTACGCCGAGGACAGAGTTCTCGCGGATGCCGACGACGAGAGGATCGAAGACGTCCTCGGGACCGTCGGCGAGTTGGCTCTCGATCGGTTCGGTCATCTGACGGAGCACGCCAACCACGTCTACGTCCGGAACAACCACCTTCGCCTGGAGTTCGAGATCGTCCGCGACAGCGGATCGTACTGGCGTTCGGTCCACCAGATGGAGCCCGTGACTGATCGCCCCAGTCAAGGCGGATAAGTGCCTGCCGGCACGCCTGACGACGTTTACTTAGGCTGGATGTACGGCCAAGTAGCCGACGCCAGGCTCCGCAGAGGGACGAAAACATATTGGAAACTCCTGCGTCAGCTCTACTGCACGGAGTTCGAATATTTCGTCCCTAACGACGATGACCGAGCAGAAGATGGGAAAGACATACGTCGAGAATGGGCAGCTCAAGCGCGCCTCGACGTTGACGAGGAATGGCTCTCCCTCGGATGTTCTTTTCTGGAGATGCTGCTCGGTCTCGCGCGTCGTCTGGAGTTCCAGACGGAAAAGTCCGTGGAATTCTGGTTCTGGCATCTCGTCGAGAATCTCGGATTCAAGGGTTTCCACGATCGAAGCGGTTATTCCCAAGACTTCGTGCGGACACGTCTGTACGTCGTGAATCGCCGCTTGTACGATTTTGCCGGCACCGGGGGTTTGTTCCCGTTGCGAAATCCATCCAAAGATCAGCGCAAGGTTGACCTTTGGTACCAGATGATGGAATACATCCTTCAAGACATGTAAGGGGGTCACCGTTGGATTTCTACACAGTGCAAGTCGACGTCGATGAGAAAAAGGGCAAGACCACGTTGACCCCCAGCTTCATCGTAGGTCGCTCCAAAGATCTCATGGTTCGAGGCGCCTCGTTCTATGCGATCTGGGACGAAGAAGCGGGTCTCTGGTCTACCGATGAGTACGACGTCGGCCGGCTGGTAGACGCTGAGCTGCGGAAGTACGCTGACGAGCATCACCCCGGTGCGTCGATCAGGTCCATGCGAAGCTACAACAGCAAATCGTGGATCAACTACCGTATGCTCATGCGCAATGTGAGCGACAACTTCCACCAGCTGGACGAGAAGCTCACATTCGCGAATCAGACGGTGAAACGCTCTGATTACGTCAGTCGTCGCCTGCCATATTCTCTTGAGGAGGGCGATTACTCCTCGTGGGATAAGCTTGTAGGGACGCTCTACTCCGTCGAGGAGAGGAGGAAGATCGAGTGGGCAATCGGCTCGATCATCTCCGGCGACTCCAAGAAGATCCAGAAGTTCTTCGTCTTCTACGGCCAGCCGGGTACGGGGAAGTCGACGATCATGGCGATCATCGAGAAGCTGTTCGACGGATACTGTGCGACTTTCGAAGCGAAAGCGCTGGGCTCGAACAACAACGCCTTCGCGACGGAAGCGTTCAAGACAAACCCACTTGTTGCGATCCAGCACGATGGGGACTTGAGCAGAATCGACGACAATACGAAGTTGAATTCCATTGTCGCCCACGAAGACATCCGTATGAACGAGAAGTACAAGCCCAGCTATGTTGGTCGGGTGAACGCGCTTCTCTTCATGGGGACGAATCAGCCAGTCAAAATTTCAGACGCGAAGTCTGGTATCATTCGTCGGTTGATCGACATTCATCCCACGGGTGTGATCATCCCGCCAAACGAGTACAACACGATAATGAGTCGGATCGACTTCGAGCTTGGGGCTATCGCGACTCATTGCTTGAATGTCTACCGTACTCATGGCAAGAACTACTACAACAGCTATCGTCCTACCGAGATGATGCTGCAAACCGATGTCATTTTCAATTTCATCGAGTTCTATTACGAGATCTTCGAGGAGCAGAACGGCGCGACGCTGAAGCAGGCGTACGAGCTGTACAAGGAGTACTGCAGCACAACGGGCATCGAGAAGCCCATTCCGCAGTACAAACTCCGCGATGAACTCCGCAACTACTTTGACGAGTTCAAGGACAAGACCGAGGTAAACGGGACGCTGGTCCGCAGCTACTACTCGGGCTTCACCGCGAACAAATTCAAAGCACCCATCCAGAAAGACGAAGCCATATTCTCGCTTGTCATCGAGGACAAGGTTTCACTTCTTGATGACATGCTCGCCGAGATGCCGGCGCAACACTGCAAAGAAGACGGTACGCCGTCTATGTCCTGGTCCAAGGTCAAGACGACTTTGGCAGAAATCGACACTCACGAGCTCCACTACGTGAAGGTCCCACCGAACCACATCGTGATCGACTTCGATCTGAAGGGAGATGATGGTGGGAAGACACTCGCTCGAAATCTCGAAGCCGCTTCGCAGTGGCCTCCGACCTACGCCGAACTCTCGAAGAGTGGTGAAGGAGTTCATCTTCACTACCTTTACGACGGTGATGTTTCTCGACTCTCCCGGATATTCTCCGAGGGAATCGAGATCAAGGTGTACGGCGGCAATGCTTCTCTTCGTCGTCGTCTCACGAAGTGCAACGCTGTCCCAGTCGCTACGATCAGCAGCGGCCTTCCTCTCAAGGAGAAGCCCAAGGTGCTCCCTGCAACGACGATTCAGAGCGAGCAGGGACTTCGTGCTCTCATCGCTCGCAACGTCCGGAAGGAGATCCACCCCGGAACCAAGCCTTCCATCGACTTCATCAAGAAGATCCTTGACGAGGCATATTCCTCGGGTCTCCAGTACGACGTCACTGACCTCAGAGGCGCTCTCTTGGCCTTTGCGAACAACAGTACAAACCAATCCTTGGCATGTCTCAAGACAGTCCAACAGATGCGTTTCTCGGGTCAGGCCGTACATCACAACCAGCCCGTCGTCGACGCCGTCCCGCGAGACGCACCCATTGTCTTCTTTGACATTGAGGTGTATCCCAACCTGTTCATGATCTGCTGGAAGTACCGCGGATCTGACACGACGGTTCGGATGATCAACCCCACGCCGGCCGAGGTGGAGGGGCTGTTCAAGTTGAAGCTTGTCGGCTTCAACAACCGTAGGTACGACAACCACATCCTGTGGGGCGCGATGCTCGGTTACAGCAACGAGCAGCTTTACCAGCTCAGCCAGCGCATCATGGACAAGAAGACGAACAGCATGTTCGCGCAGGCGTACGATCTGTCGTACGCGGACGTCTTCGACTTCAGCAGTGTCAAGCAGTCCCTCAAGAAGTTCCAGATCGAGCTCGGCCTCAACCACCAGGAGATGGACATTCCTTGGGACGAACCGGTCCCCAAGGAGCTGTGGAAGAAGGTGGAGGAGTACTGTGTCAACGACGTGGTCACGTTGGAGCAGGTCTTCGAAGCGCGTGAGCAAGACTTCGTCGCTCGCCAGATCCTTGCAGAACTCAGCGGGCTCACGGTCAACCACACCACCGCCAACCACACCGCGGCGATCATCTTCGAGGGCGATCGCAACCCCCAGCAACACTTCGTCTACACCGATCTCTCCAAGGAATTCCCCGGGTACGAGTTCGACCTCGGGAAGTCCACGTACCGCGGAGAGCTGGTCGGAGAAGGTGGCTACGTATACGCGGAACAAGGAATGTATGAGGATGTCGCACTCCTTGACGTCGCCTCGATGCACCCCACCTCCATCATCCAGCTGAACATGTTCGGCAAGTACACGGCGAACTTCAAGGCTCTGATGGACGCTCGGCTCGCGATCAAGCACCGGGACTACGACGCGGCCTCCAAGATGCTGGGCGGAAAGCTCGATCCATATCTGCGGGATCGAGAGGACGTGTACGACATCGGCAAGGCGAACAGCCTTTCGTACGCGCTGAAGATCGTGATCAACACGGTCTACGGACTGACGTCGGCCACGTTCGACAGTCCGTTCCGCGACAAGCGCAACAAGGACAACATCGCCGCCAAGCGCGGTGCGTTGTTCATGATCGACCTGAAGCACGCAGTGCAGGAGAAGGGCTTCACGGTCGCGCACATCAAGACGGACTCGATCAAGATCCCCGGCGCTACGCAGGAGATCATCGACTTCGTCTTCAGGTTCGGTGAGAAGTATGGCTACACCTTCGAACACGAGAACACTTACAAGAAGTTCGTGCTCGTGAACGACGCCGTGTACGTCGCGCAGACCGGTCCGGACGAGAAGGCCGAATGGACCGCAGTGGGTGCTCAGTTCAAGCACCCGTACGTCTTCAAGACGTTGTTCAGTGGCGATCCGATCCTGCCGAAGGACCTGGCTGAGACCAAGCAGGTCTCGAAGGGCCACCTCGTGTTGGAGCTCCCGACGGGCCGGCAGTTCGTCGGGCGCACCGGCAGGTTCGTTCCAGTGGACGAGAACTCCGGGCAGGGCGGCCGGCTGTTGCGTGTCCACGACAACAAGGACTACGCGGCGACCGGAACCAAGGGCTACCACTGGGTCGAGGAGAAGTCGCTCGGCGATAAGGACGTCGACCTCAGCTACTTCGAGAAGCTGGTGGAAGACGCCAAGAACACCATCGAGAAGTTCGGCTCTTTCGAGGAGTTCGTCGCATGAAATCCATCAAGATCAACATCAAGAGCAAGCACCCGCTTCCGCCTCGTTGGGCGATGTGGGTGGCCCAGCTCCTGCCATGGTCCGTCAAGCAGTGCGTCAACCTGATGCTCGTGGGCTCGAGTGCTGCCTTGGCGGAGAAGGGTCTTGACGCGACGCTCCGTGAGGTTCTCGAGGCGGCTCGTGGTGTCAAGGAGGACGTCGACTGGGAACGTCCCATTCCGCAGACGTGGAAGCGGAGCGACCCGGAGAACAACGATCACGAAAAGGGCGACTTCTGATGAAGTTTCTCGGTGCCGCGATCGTCGCGATGAGCTGCGGGGCGGATCTGCTCCACACACTGAAGTCCAAAGTAGCGGCTGCCATCGCCGCTCGGGTTCCTCAGCACTGGACCACGGTCCGTCAGCTCGAGGAGTACCTGCGAAACCAGAAAGGGGAGAAGTGAGCAGCGGTAACGGCAGCGGCGGACCCACGCCGGAAGAAATCGAGCGCATCAAGAAGAAAATTCAGGATGCGCTCGACAAGGAAGAGGCAGAGAAGAAGGCTGCCGAGAAGAAGGAGAACGAGCAATGACCGAGGAGAGCCAACTTCGCGGCATCAACTCTCGGCTGAGCGAGCTCACGAACGCCGTGAAGAAGATGCACGCTTCCCACATCGAGATCGGCCGGCTGTTCAAGACCTGGCTCGAGACGGAAGAGGTGAAGGACCGACCGATGTTCGAGGTCGGTCAGACGGTCCAGGTGTTCGACACCGATCACGTCTGCCACATGCGCATCGGCAGGATCGTGAAGCTGGACGCGGACAGCATCGCGGTCGACTTCGGCACGCAGCTGGACGCGGACAGCCACACGTACTTCTCGGCGCGTCAGCTGAACATCCTTCACCTCGGCACGATCCAGGACGCCAACCAGCTCGAGATCCCCAAGCTGGTCGAGGAGGGCCCACAGTGAGTTGGATCGGCGACAAGTTCCAGGACTGGATGGACGGCGGTAGAAACTCGTCGGACAACCTCGACCCGGACGACGCGAAGGACAAGTGAACATGCGCAAGAACGAAGACATCACGATCGAGGACGCCCGGATCGCGTTCCGGAACTTCGAGGGTCGTGAGGACAAGTACAACCCGAAGGGCAAGCGGAACTTCGCGGTGATCCTGCCGCACGAGGTCGCCCACAAGATGCTCGCGGATGGCTGGAACGTCAAGTACCTCAAGGCTCGTGACGAGGACGAGGACCCCCAGCCGTACATCCAGGTGAAGGTGGCGTTCGAGAACAAGCCGCCCAAGCTGGTTCAGGTCACCCGGCGCGGCAAGACGATGATCACGGAAGATCTCGCAGAGACCCTCGACTGGGTCGACATCGAGTACGCCGACGTGACCATCACGCCGTACGACTACGACATCAACGGCAAGGCCGGCCGCGCCGCGTACGTCAAGACCCTGGTCCTCAAGATCGAAGAGGACTACCTGATGGACAAGTGGGACGCCATCATCGAGGGCTGGAAGACCGAGGACCGCCAGAAGGAACTGCCGGCTGGCGAGGAGTACATCGACGGGGAGTTCTACGAGACTCCCGAGATCGGAAGGTGACCATGCTCACTCCTGAGGTTCGCACGCGTCGTACGGACGACATCGAGATCGTTCACTGGCCCACGAGCGACGACGGCACGGAGATGTACGGCTACGTCCTCAGCCAGCTCGATGCCAGCTGGGAGGTTCGTCTGCAGCAGTGGCGGACCGTCTCGGCCAACAAGCTGGACGGCTCGGCAGGCTTCAGCGTGGACCGTGCCAGCTACCTGGCGAAGGACTCAGACGGCCGGTTCTTCAGCCTCAACGAGCAGATGCTGAAGCTGCTCTTCAACTGATGGTCGACGTCCGACTGGTGACGGCCACCAATGCTGCTGAGCTCGCTCAGTGGTGTGGTGGCCGTTTGGTCCAGGAGACCGACGCGCTGGACTCCACGAAGAGCCAGCCAGGAATCAACGTCCCTGTCGGAGAGAGCGTGCAGCGCGCTTCGGTTGGGGATGCAATTCACGAAGAAAACGGGACCTTCAGGGTTCAGAAGCACTGAAAGCGGGCCGTGATGATCGGCAAGCACAACACGGGAGGGTTCGACTTCTCCCGCGACAAGACCCAATACCACATCCGATTCAAGGGGACTCTGGACATGACCTTCGGCAAGGGCGCTCGCGTCAGGGTGGACAATCCCGGTGATCAGTTCCACAACCACGTCGGTGTCGTCGAGTTCATCTCGGCCGATCAGCCGACGATCTACGGTGTTCGTTTCCAGCCGACCGGCGGCACCGGTGAGTACCTCCACAGCCAGCTGATCGGCGTCGGGCTCAATTATGGTGTTGAGGAGGCGCTCGCGAGCGTCAAGCAGTTCGCGGATGCCTTGCAGGACAGCGCGCTTCCGCGGGAGAACCGGCCCGCGGAACTCAAGAAGTTCCGTACGGACGACCCGATGTACAGGGCCCGTCAGATGGTCTGGACCGCCTTCTACAGCACCCGGCACGTGTCCATCGAGGACATCTACGTCGTCTGGTTCTGTGCCACACTGAAGAACTGGAAGGCACTCATCAGCACCAACATCCGCGACAACCACTACTACGAGGTCACGCACGACGGCGAGACGCGCCGCACGTACGTCGACCAGTACACCAAGACGGGCCATCACACGTTCGGCTCCGACTTCAACCTCTAGATCCATTAAGATCGACTCACGAAGGACATCATGGACATCCTCAAGTTCATCCGCAAGCCCCTGTTCGTCCACGCGGTCCAGGTGACCCCCGACAACATCGACGCGGTGGCGGCCTGGTGCGGCGGCACCGTCACGCAGGCCGAGTACAAGCTGATGGGGCTCGCGCACAACATGGGCGCGATCCTCCTGCCCAAGCAGGGGCGCAACAGCGACGAGGACCAGCTCGTCAAGATCGGCCACTGGATCACCAAGTACCGCTCCAACTTCCGCGCGTGGACGAACAAGGCGTTCTTCGCCGTCTACCTGCCGCACCCGGTGGAGCTGAAGGAGGGCGATCTCATCCGTGCCAACGACGGCGAGTGGGACGGGTGGGAAGGCACGGTGGTCGACCCGCACCTGATCGGGGTCGACTTCGGCGCCCGCGGCAGGGTCCTCTTCCAGAGCGACCAGATCGCGAAGATCGACAAGATGGCGATGAAGCAGCTGGAGCTGAACGCCGGCGTGGACGCCTCGAAGGGCAGCGCCGGCATGCCCGTGTCCCTGCTCGACGAGATGCGCCAGGCGTCCAAGGACCAGCTCGCGGCCATGGAGGCCAAGAACCTGGAGGACACCATCAACGTCGGCGACTTCGTCAAGGTGCTCCCGCACGCGTCCCACAACGAGCACAGCAAGACCTTCATCGGCCAGCACGGCGACGTGGTCAAGAGCGACACGGTGTTCCGGGTCGTCGAGTTCGCCACGGCAGACCCGGAGGTTCCGGAGTTCGTGACGTTCTTGGTGGACGCGCTGGAGAAGGTTCGTCAGGACGACCAGGTCGTGAACTTGGCCGAGGAGTCTACCGTCACCATCAACGACCTTCGCGAGGAGATCGGGCTGCCGAAGCTGGAGAAGCTCGGCCACCTGCCGGCGGACCCGCGTTCGGTCCAGACCATCCGGGAGATGACGCCGGAGCGGCGCGAGGAGTTCGTCGCGGTGCAGAAGAGCGCCGAGGAGGTCATGAACCAGCGCATCCAGAACGGCCTGTTCGGCGGAAACCCGGTCTCCATGTTCGACACGCCGCCCGAGGCGGACAACGACCCCGTCAAGAACCTCGGTGCGGTTTCCTCGATCGTCGACGGCGGGGACACCGGCAAGTACAAGCCGCGGTTCGCCAAGGGCGAGATCGTCGAGGTCCTGGAGGGTCACGACTACTGGCCGACCGGAAAGAAGGGGATCTCAATGGGTGAGGTCTCCGACGGGCAGCTCGCGGTCATGATTTACGGCAAGGACTCCCCGTGGTGGTTCGACGAGGACCAGCTGCGGCTGAGTGCCCCGCTGGAGATGAACGACCTCGTCAAGGTCGTCGGTAAGCCGTCCGGCGACATCGGTCTGGTGACCGTGGTGGGTTGCGACCCCGAGGGGAAGACCGAGGACTACATCGAGGTTCTCTACGGCGAGAACGACTACCAGCACCACCTGCCGGCGGATCTCTACCGCGTCGGTCACAAGTACGAGCTCCCCGAGAAGTCGTTCGCCACGGACGACTTGGTCGAGGTGGTCAACGCCGACAACACCTTCGTCGGCCTGAAGGGCAACGTCACCGTGACCAGCACCGACTCGAGGTCATGCAGCGTTCGGCTGGACACCGGTCTGACCAGGTCGTTCAACTTCTCCGAGCTCAAGAAGCTGGAGAGCCGCGGCCCGCTGTCGATCGACGACATGGCGGAGGTGCTCGACAGCAACGACGTCAACTTCGGCCAGATCGGTCGCGTCGTGGCGAGCGTCGGCAAGGACGAGAACACGGACTCCTACCAGCATGTCCAGTTGCAGCTCGCGGACGGTACGTACGAGGAGTTCCACCAGAAGTTCTTGAAGAAGATCTGATCTTTGACGATCGAAAAGTCCTGCTCCCGGTGTGGTCTCATCTCGTGGTGTAACCACACCGGGAGTCTTGGAAAGATCTGTAAAGACAAGAAGCCGTGCGACACGAACGGCTCCGTATACGTCGATGGTGTTATCAACATCGGCAGACTCGAGTTCTAGGAGGACTCCAATGCGCGAGATGGGTTACGACGCGACCAACACGGACTTCGGCAGCTTGCAGTTGCTGACGGCTCGCAACAACATGTTCGACTTGGAGACTGGTGCGATCCAGGTCACCGAGAAGACGATCGGTCATCTGGCGATCACGTTCACCACCGAGATCCGCCAGAAGAGCGACCTCAACCGCACGTACTACATCTTCGTGCCGTTGAAGCGCGGCGACGAGGTCGAGCGCAAGGCCATCGAGCGCGGTGACTGGCTGGTCATGCTCCGCGGCGAGATCCACATCTTCCCGGACTTCCTGTTCCGCCACACGTTCACCACCGACGAGCTGATCGAGTTCCGCTGCACCAAGTGCGGCAAGATCTCCGGGGACAACCAGGACGGTCCGTACGGCGAGAAGCACAACGTCGTTCAGCCCGTCTTCATCGCCGGCCAGGGACTCATGATGCGGAGCGAGCTCGAGGACTGCAACATGGACGAGCGGGTCTGACGCTCCTGAGGGGGAGAGATGAAGCGCAAGACGCCACCGAGCTGTACGGTGGTTCAGCTGGAACTCGCCGACGGAACAACCTTGCACGACAAGGTCGACTGCGGCAATCCTGACTGCCCCACCTCCGACAAGTTGAAGTAGGTCTCATGCGTAAGCACACGCAACCGCCCACGTGCCAGTGGACCGAGTTGACCCTTCCGAACGGCGAGGTCATCCACGACAAGGCAGTCGACTGCGGTCGCGAGACCTGCCACACGTCGGACAACTACAACCCGAACGCGTAGTACATCTTCGCAGGTGAGCGGGGGTTCCCTTCGGGGAGCTCCCGCTTTACTTGTCTTATCTTTTACGGAGGGGTAATGCATGACTCGAGAATTACGGCCGCATCAATCGTCCGCGCTGTCGAGACTTCGAAATGGCTCTATTCTTTGTGGTGGGGTGGGAGCCGGGAAGAGCTTTGTCGCCGTCAAGTACTACTTGAAGTGCGAGGCACCGAAGGACATCTACGTCATTACCACTGCGAAGAAGAGGGACTCTCTCGACTGGCAACGCGAATTTGCCGCAGCTGCTATCGGTACATCCACGGATTCGACTGCGCATGGTGTACTGACGATCGATTCGTGGAACAACATCGGCAAATACTCCCGAGTGACGAACGCCTTCTTCATCTTCGACGAACAGCGCTTGGTTGGATCAGGTGGGTGGGTCAAGAACTTCCTCAAACTAACCAAGAGCAATTCCTGGATTCTCTTGTCCGCCACTCCGGGCGACAATTGGCTCGACTACATTCCCGTTTTTGTTGCCAACGGTTTCTACCGGAACCGCACGGAGTTCAAAGCGGAGCACGTGGTCTACAAGCCGCACATGAAGTTTCCCGTCGTTTCTCACTACCTGGGTACGTCCAAGTTGATGAAATTGCGGAATGCGATCCTGGTGGACATGCCGTACGAGCGGCATACGACCAGGCATCTCTCTATCGTACCCTGCGAATACTCTCAGGATCAGACTAAGCTGGTCATCAAGAGTCGCTGGGACCCGTTCAAAGAGCAGCCGTTGCGAGGTGCCGCTGAGTTCTACGCGCTGCTGCGGAAGATCGCGAACATGGACCCGAGCCGGCTCGAAAGGGTCCGGGAGCTCATGCAGAAGCACCCCCGGCTGATCATCTTCTACAACTTCAACTACGAATTGGAGCTTCTAAGGACGCTCGATCACCCCCATATGGCAGAGTGGAACGGCCACAAACACGAGCAGATTCCCGAAACTGACTCGTGGATTTACCTGGTTCAGTACACCGCCGGCGCTGAGGGATGGGAATGTACCCGTACGGACGCGATGGTTTTCTACTCGCAGACGTACTCGTACAAACAGTGGGAGCAAGCATTCGGTCGGATCGACCGTCTCAATACGCCGTACACAGACTTGTACTACTACTTGTTGATGTCCAAGTCGATGATTGACGTGTCGATCCGGCGTGCGATGAAGGAGAAGCGAGACTTCAACCAGTCTGGTATGTCCGATTTCTGGTGATTCTCGGAACTTTGCCAAGATTTTTCGAAAAAAACTCTTTAGGTTTTCTTAGGTAGAAAGTATTATATACTATATATTTTACTTTCTACCTACCTAATCTAGAGTAATAATACTTTCTACCTAGAGAATCTGTAAGAGTTTTTTTCGAAAAATCTTGGCAAAGTATCTGAGGGAGAGGAACAAGCTTGAGATGGGCACAAATCCCTGACTTCCCGAGATACTCGGTGAGCGATCAGGGTTTGGTGAGAAACGACGAAACCGATCGAATCATGCGTCGTTTCCACACAGGAAACCAGCGAGTCTCCGTTGGTCTAATGCGCGACAAGAGACAGTACACCAGGGCGGTCTCGCATCTGGTTGCTGAGGCGTTCCTACCGCCACCACACAATCACTACTTCGACACCGTCGTGCAACTCGACACGGATCGAGAGAATTGCCACTTCGAGAATTTGGTCTGGCGTCCTCGTTGGTTCTCCATCAAATACACCACTCAGTTTCGAATGGAGTTCGAGACATATCCTCCAATTCGAGATCGGAATACTCGGGAGGAATTCGAAAGTGTGTGGGATGTTGTTCCGCTCCGTGGTCTGCTCTACCTCGACGTGGTTCGAGCGACTCACGAAATGACGTATGTGTTCCCGACCATGGACTTTTTCGAATGGATTGAATAAAAACTTTCTACCTAGGCGAAAAAACATGGGCTATAATAGGAGGGAGTAGGATGTGTCTACTCTCGCGCTTTAATTTTGGGAGGTGTCGTGGGTAAGCGAGAGAATCAGTACCAGAGTCAGCTCATCAAACGCATCCAAAGCCGTTGGCCGGATGCGATGGTGCTGAAGAATGACGAGCAGTACATCCAGGGCATCCCCGACCTTACGGTCCTGCATCCTGATGGATGGGGAGCACTCGAGGTGAAGCGCGATGAGAAGGAAGCAGCTAGTCCTGGTCCAAACCAGCAGCATTACGTTGACTGGTTGAACGACCGAGGCTTCGCTGCATTCGTCCATCCCTCCAACGAAGAGGAAGTTCTCGATGCGCTTCAACGATCATTCGAAGTTCGAAGGGCTGCACGCCTTTCTCAGTCCGAGTAACTATCACTGGGTGAACTACGACGACGTCAAACTCGACTCTGCCGTTCACGCCTACATGGCTGCTCGACGAGGAACCAAGCTTCACGAACTCGCTCAGGGTCTCATCGAAGTCGGCGTTAGGCTTCCTGACACCGGCCAGACCCTGAACCGATACGTCAACGACTGTATCGGTTTCCGCATGAAACCCGAGCAGACTTTGTTCTACTCGGTGAACGCCTTCGGTCATGCCGACGCCATCTCGTTCCGCCAGAACTTGCTCCGGATCTTCGACCTCAAGACGGGCATCAACGAAACGAAGTTCATGCAGCTGCGAATCTATGCAGCTTTGTTCTGTCTCGAGTACGGGTGCAAACCCACGGAGATCGAGACCGAACTTCGGATTTACCAGAATGATGATGTTCGAATCGAGGCTGCAGATCCACTTGAGATCTCCAGCATCATGAGCAAGATCATCTACGCGGATCGTCGCATCAGAGAGCTGAAGGAGGAGGTGTACGGTTGATCGATTCTGAGGGCGATTCGCTTCTCCACTACGGAACCCCTCGACACTCGGGTCGTTACCCATGGGGTTCGGGTGAAGCGAACAAGAAGAGCAACCGGGACTTCCTCGGTATCGAAGCAGAGCTTCGCAAAGGTGGGATGAGCGAAGCCAAGATCGCTGAATACTTGGGCATGACAACCAGCGAGTTGCGCGCCCAGAAGTCCATCGCGAAGACCGCGGAACGTCAAGACCGCATCAACATGGCGCAGCGTCTCAAGGACAAAGGCATGTCCAACGTTGCGATCGGCGCTCGACTGGGCATCAACGAGTCGCAGGTTCGCGCACTGCTTGCGCCAGGCGTCAAGGATCGAGCTGATGTTCTGGGTGCCACCACGAACATGCTCAAGGATGCGGTAGCCAAGAAGCAGTACGTCGACATCGGCGCCGGCGTTGAGAACCATCTCGGTATCAGCCAGACCAAGCTCGCTACTGCAGTGGCTGCGCTCAAGGCTCAGGGCTATACCGAGCACTACCTCAAGGTGCCTCAGCTTGGCACCGGCAAAGAGACCACAGTCAAGGTCCTGGCCGGTCCTGGCGTCACGTACTCTGAGGTCTCCAAGAACCGCGGCAAAGTGCAGCAAATCGGTTCCTTCTCTGATTCGGGTGGCCGTTCGTACATTTCTGTGCAACCGCCCATGTCGATCAGCAGTAAGCGTGTCGCAGTCCGATACGCCGAAGAGGGTGGAGCTGATGCTGACGGAGTCATCTACGTTCGTCCCGGCGTGAAAGACACTGACCTGGGTGGCGCTCGCTATGCCCAGGTTCGCATCGCCGTGGACGGCAGCCACTACCTCAAAGGTATGGCTATGTACAAGGATGACTTGCCGGATGGTGTGGATTTGATGTTCAACACCAACAAGAGCAGCACCGGCAACAAGCTCGACGCCATGAAGAAGCTCAAGACTGACGATCCTGAGAATCCATTCGGTGCCACGGTTCGTCAGAGAATCGATCCGAAGACTGGCAAAGTCAAGTCGGTCATGAACATCGTGAACGAGGAAGGTGACTGGGACGCCTGGTCACGCAACCTCTCGTCTCAGATGTTGTCGAAGCAGAGTCCGAAGCTTGCCAAAGAACAGCTCGCTGTTACTCGTGAACGCAAGCAAGCTGAGTTCGACGAGATCATGGCGTTGACGAACCCGACTGTTCGTCAGAAGCTTCTGCAATCTTTCTCTGATGACGTGGATGCCGCTGCTGTTCATCTCAAGGCAGCCGCTCTGCCCCGTCAGCGATCGAGTGTGATCCTTCCGATCAATACTCTTTCCGAGAAAGAGATCTACGCACCGAACTTCCGTGATGGAGAGAAGGTTGTTCTCATCCGCTACCCACACGGTGGCGTGTTTGAGATCCCTGAACTGACTGTCAACAATCGCCATCCACAGGCCAAGAAGTCTTTGGGTCAGGCGAAAGATGCGGTCGGTATCAACTCCAAGGTTGCCGAGCGATTGTCAGGCGCAGACTTCGACGGCGACACTGTGCTGGTCATTCCAAACAACAGCAGAAAGATCAAGACTGCTGAAGCTTTGGATGGCTTGAAGGGGTTCGATCCTCAGCGTGCATACCCTGGGTACCCGGGTATGAAGGTGATGTCACCCCGAACGAAGCAGATCGAAATGGGATTGGTCTCCAATCTCATCACGGACATGACCATTCGTGGCGCTACCAGTACCGAGCTCGCTCGTGCTGTCCGCCATTCCATGGTTGTAATCGATGCGGAAAAGCACAAGCTCAACTACAAACAGTCGGCAATCGACAACGGAATCAGCCAACTCAAAGCAAAGTTTCAGGGTAGTGCAAAGGCAGGCGCTTCTACCCTGGTGTCGAGAGCAACTTCTTCTGTTCGAGTCGAAGCAAGAAAGGGTCGTCCTGCAGCAGAGGGCGGCCCTATCGATAAGCGCACTGGTAAGCTGGTCTATGTTCCGACTGGCGAAACCTATGTCAATAGCAAGGGCCAGACAGTAAAGAAGACCATCGAGTCGAAGCGTCTTGCTGAAACCGATGATGCACACACCCTGTCTTCTCACACCCCTATCGAAAAGATCTACGCTGACCACTCCAACAGTCTGAAGGCGTTGGCTAATCAGGCTCGCAAAGAGATGGTCAACACGAAGGGTGTTCCGTACAGCCCTACTGCAAAGAAGGCTTATGCGGATGCTGTAACAACCCTCCGTGCCAAACTAAACGTGGCATTGAGGAACAAGCCCCTCGAAAGACAGGCCCAGCTTCTAGCAAACGCCGCCGTCCAGGTAAAGCGTGATGCCAATCCCAACATGGAAGCTTCTGACTTGAAGAAGATCAAAAGTCAGGAACTTACTAAAGCTCGAATCAAAACCGGTGCTGGTAAGATTCGAATTGACATCACCCCCCATGAATGGGCGGCCATCCAGGCTGGTGCTGTGAGCACCAACGTACTGCGTCAGATCTTGGAGAATGCAGACCTTGACAAGGTCAAGGCTCTGGCCACACCAAGAGAACGTCCTACCATGACTGCAGCTATGCAGTCTAGGGCACGCACCATGCTGAGACTTGGGTACACCCAGGCTCAGGTTGCGGATCAACTTGGTGTGTCTGTGTCCACACTCACGTCCTCGATTGAGGGAGGTTGATTGAGTGAAGCTGCACATGCTTAGCACAATCGACAATCCTTACGATCCCTTCACTCAGTACGAGGAATGGGAAGCGTACGACGCGCGTGCTGGTTACTACACCCCACAGTTCCTGGCCCGCATCGCCTACACATCACATGAACTGTCTGAAGAACAACAGAACGAAGCGATTGAATCAGCTATTGATGAGATCGTGGAACAGAACGTCATTGGTGTGTACAAAAAGGTTGAGGCTCCTGAAGGCTTCGTTGCTTGAGCCTTGATCGACGTGGGGATTTCGCATAGGGGGGAGGGGGGTCTCGCAATCTACCCACCCCCCTTGCATCGCGTCCCTCCCAAAAATTGCTCCGGGGGAACTTTTAGTCGAATGTTTCCCATCGGGACCTGCCGGGAAGGAGGTAGGAAGACTGATGAATCGCCGCAAATCCCAGGAGGTTGTGGTGAGATCCTCTCGTGTCCCTGCCT